AAACGTTGGAAGATTCTTAATTCTATAATTAAACCAACAACTTGGCTTTGGATGATGACCGGTACGCCTGCCGCGCAATCACCAGTAGACGCTTACGGACTAGCGAAACTCGTTAACCCAAAGGCTGTACCCCGCTTTGCGGGGGCCTTCAAAGAAATGGTTATGACCAAAGTAACTCAGTTCAAATGGGTTCCTAAAGAAAGCGCCAAGGACATTGTATACAACGCGCTGCAACCCGCTATTCGTTTTACTAAAGATCAGTGTTTAGACCTACCCGAGATGACTTATGTTAAGCGTGAGGTGGAACTTACAGCGCAACAAAAGAAGTTCTACGAAATACTACGTAAACAAATGCTAGCCGTAGCTGCGGGAGAATCTATATCGGCTGCGAATGCCGCGGTTAACATGAACAAACTCTTACAAATATCTTGTGGAGCGGTCTACTCCGACAGTGGTGAGACGGTAGAGTTTGACGTAAAGAATCGCTACAAGGTACTATCCGAAGTCATCGCCGAGTCTAGTCAAAAAGTTTTAGTGTTCGTGCCGTTCAAGCACGTCATAGGAATACTCGCGGAGAAGCTAAACAAAGACGGTATAACCAACGCGATAATAAACGGGGACGTGTCCGCCAATAAGCGTACTGCTATATTTAAAGAGTTCCAAGAAACCGACAACCCCCGAGTACTAATTATTCAACCCCAAGCGGCGGCGCACGGCGTCACTCTAACCGCAGCTAACACTATTGTATGGTGGGGGCCTGTGCCCTCGTTAGAAACGTACGCGCAAGCAAACGCTAGAGTACATCGTTCAGGACAGAAACACCCTAGCACCGTAGTGCAACTGCAAGGTTCTGCTGTAGAGAAACATGTTTATAAACTGTTAGATCAAAAAATAAATGTTCACACAAAAATGATAGATTTGTACCGAGAGGTACTTGATAAATAAAATAACCTAGAATACACTGCACCTCGCTAGACAAAACTAAAACAGCTTAAAGAGGATAATTAAATGAGCGAAGAAGACATAGACCAAACGCGACTAAATAAACTTGTCGGGGTATATATAAAGATACGAGACAAGAAGTTGCAGATCGTTACCGAGATGAAGAAGCAAGAGCAAGACTTAGAAGAGAAGTTAGAGAAAGTAAAGACCGCTCTGCTAGAGCATTGTAAAGCTACTGGACTTGAGTCTGGAAAAACAGAACTAGGTTCGTTCTATAGGTCAGTAAGAACTAAGTACTGGACTAGTGACTGGGACTCTATGAACAAGTTTATGATAGAGAACGACGCAGTAGACTTGCTAGAAAAACGGATTCACCAAGGGAACATGAAGCAGTTTTTAGAAGAGAATCCAGACCTACACCCTCCCGGCCTTAACACAGATAGGGAGTTCACAATAACAGTAAGGAGGAGTAAAACGTGAGCAGTGTTGAAACCTACGTCCCAATAGACGTATTAGCGGAAAAGCTATCAGTTAAAACTAACACCGTACGAACATGGGTACGCCAAGGGTTTATACCACGAGATACCTATATAAAAGTAGCTAACACTTATCGGTTCAACGTCCCGAAAGTTTTGGAGTCGTTAACGCAAGAGGAGCCAACAGAAGCTGTATTAGATGCTGCTGTAGCGACTGTAGGTACTGTGACGATTGGTGTAACTAACAAAAACCCAGTGAGCCTAGAAGAAGAATTAGGCTTAGACTTAGATGAAAACGAAGACTTTTAGGAGTAAATGATGAGCAACGTACAATTATTCGAAAACATGCCTGCCGCATATAAAGACCTCTTAGCGCAACTAGCGCCAGAGAAAAACCTAACAGGTGGCGAGTACTCTAACAACCACAGACTTAGTATTCGTGGTGGTGTATTCCGTAAGATAGTAAACGGTAAAGAAGTAGCTGAACTAGAAAGCCGTACTATCAAAGCAGTTATCATCAAAGCTGCACCGATTTCAAGGATGTACTACAAAGGCACATACAGTGCCGGAGAAGCTAACCCTCCAGTATGTTGGTCTGCGGATACTAGCAAAGGCTTTCCTTCTGACGATGTAGTAGCTAGTGATAGGCAAGCTAACAAGTGTGGAGACTGCGCTCAGAATATCAAAGGTTCTGGACAAGGCGAAAGCCGAGCTTGTAGATTCCAACAGCGTGTAGCTTTACTGTTAGCAGACGAGAACGGCAAAATAGTATCAAAGGATGTGTATCAACTATCTCTACCCGCCACTAGTGTGTTCGGTGATAAGCAGGACAAGATGGCTATGCAAGCCTACGCTAGATTGTTAGATAGCCACAAGTCGCCGGTAGCTTCAGGGCTTACAGAAATACGTTTCGATACTGATGCGTCTACCCCTAAGCTATGCTTCAAGCCACTGCGCCCTCTGGAAGAAGAAGAGCTGTTAATGGCTATCGACCTACAGAAGACAGAAGAAGTAACTAAGATGCTTACTCTTACTGTAAGCAAGAAGTCTGAAGAAGATGGCCCCGCAGTAGAAGAACCAAAGGCACTCCCGTCTTTGTTTCCAGAAGCTGAAGCTGTAGCTGCACCAGTAGAAGCGGAAGAAGTAATCGAAGAGCCTACAGTTAAAGTCTCTAAGAAGAAAGCTGAGAAGCCTAAAGAAGACGAAGACCTTTCTAATCTCCTAGAAGAATGGGACGATTAAACCCCTAAGTTAGACGCACTAAAACAAACGGGCTAGGGTTCTCTAGGGGACCCTTGACCCTCCAAAAAAGTACTAAGAGATGTGATGATGAACACGAAGGAGTTTCTAAGTACGGTGCTAGGGGAGGAAGGGTACTATTGCGCGTACGGTATACGGCTTAAAGACGGTAAGCATAAGTCAAAGTTTTACAGTTCAATAGACTCTATAATCGACACAGCACTGAACCTCGATTTTGAAGGTTACGACGCATACTATGCGCTTGGCACTTTCATAGAGGAGAACAACAGACAAGCAGATAACGTTAAGCAGATGCGTTCTTTCTTTCTCGATATAGATTGCGGGAAGGGGAAGCCGTATCCAGATAAGTCTAGCGGCTTACGTGCTTTGCAGGGATTCTGTAAACAGTTCTCTCTACCTAAACCAACTATTACCGTCGACTCCGGCGGTGGACTACACGCGTACTGGGCTTTCGATAAGCCGTGTACTAGACAAGAGTGGCTGCCCGTAGCTACCAGACTTAAGAAAGCTTGTCTGGATAATGGCTTTGCGATAGACCCCGCAGTAACGGCTGACGCTGCAAGAATACTACGCTTACCTAACAGTCGTAACTTTAAGTTTGAAACCCCTGCTGAGGTTAAAGTACTAGGACAAGTAAACCCCACTATAGTTTTGGAGGAGTTTGCCAAGCTACTACCCTACCCAGACTTGACACCAGTGATGCAAGAAAGGGACTACACCGACGCGGACAGAGAGAATGCTAAGAACCTGACAGGTAGCAACCTTGTTAAGAAGTTCTCCAACATACTTATAAAAGACGCCGAAGGTAAAGGCTGTGCCCAGATACGTAGGGCTTTGTTTGAACCCGATGCTCTGTCGTATAACGACTGGACGCACGTACTATCTATAGCCAAACACTGTGAAGAACCGGAAGCTATCCACGTAGTATCACAGGGGTACAAAGGTTACTCACAGGCAGAGACGGAGAAGGTAGCTGACTCGTTACACTCACCGCATTTGTGTACTACGTTTGAGGGGGACAACCCCAAAGGATGTGACGGCTGCCCATTACGAGGCAAGATTAAAAGCCCGATAAACCTATCTTACGAAATAAAAGAAGCTACAGAAGAAGATAACATAATACAGATACCCGACCCGTCTGCCACTGTGTCTGCGGATTCGGGGTTATTTGCTAACAACGAAGAAGAGTTTAATCCGGTAGCCACTATAGACTACGAGATACCCGCGTACCCAAAACCTTATTTTAGGGGAGCGTATGGGGGCGTGTACGTACGCAGCTTCAATAAAGATACGAAAGAGATGGACGAAGTTGCTGTATACGATAGGGATTTATACTTAACTAAAAGGATACAGGACCCCATTGACGGGCCTTGTTTTGAATTTAAACACCATACCAAACTAGAAGGTATAGTAACTTTTGTTGCTAAAGGAACCTCCCTTACTTCAAAAGATGAGTGCCGTAAAGTTTTAGGTGAGAACGACATACACTTAATAAGACCGGACAACATGATGAACTACATTCAAGCTTGGGTTAAAGAGCTACAAAGTAGCAAGAGTCCCGTAGAAGCTAAAACTCAATTTGGTTGGACCGAGAACATGCAGTCCTTTGTCCTTGGCGACAGAGAAATATTTGCAGATCGCGTAGAAGAAAACCCTGCTTCAAGTTTTACCGCACAGTATATGCCTATGTTTAAGAGACGGGGCACGCTAGAAGCTTGGGCAGAAGCTATGAAGTTCTATGAGCAGGATGGCATGGAGCCGCACCAGTTTATGGTAGCTACTTCTATAGGCTCTATACTAATGAGTTTCGTACCGAACATACGGGGATGTATTAACCACGTATAAAGTACGGGTTCTGGG